GGGCATTAACTGCCAACCCAACTATCACATCCGATGACTTCTAGCATCACGCTCTGGACACCAGAGCAAACGCAGCTGATCTCAACCACCATTGCGCCTGGGTGCAGCAATGATGAGTTGCGCCTGTTTGCCTACGCCTGCCAGCGCACTGGACTGGATCCATTCAGTAAGCAGATCTACGCCATCAAGCGCGGCGGCAAGATGACAATCCAAGCCGGTATTGACGGATTGCGTGCTATTGCTGAGCGCACCGGTCAGTTAGATGGCTCTGAAACCTACTGGTGCGGTGACGACGGCCAGTGGACTGACGTATGGCTTGGCAGCAAGCCACCTGCTGCTGCTAAGACCATCATCCACCGCAAGGGCAGCCAGCATCCATTTGTTGGTGTCGCACGCTTTGCTGACTACAACGCCGGCCAAGGATTATGGGCCAAGATGGGTGCCGCGATGATCGCCAAGTGCTCTGAAGCACTAGCACTGCGTAAGGCATTCCCTGCTGACATGTCCGGCGTCTACAGCACTGATGAGATGCAGCAGGCAGAGGTTGAGCCAGTGACAGTGACCGCTGCGCCTGCACTGCCCGCAGGTGATGCCAAGTTGTTCCAAGCCGGCAAGGCTGCTATTGCCAAAGCCGACACGCTGGACAAGCTGCAAGAGGTCGTTGCACGTATGGATAAGCGCAAGCCTGATCTCAGCGATGAGCAAAATCAACAGCTCATGGAGTTAGCACTAGCCAGAGAGGCTGCTCTAGCACCCACCACTGAGGATCCGTTTGCTGATGACTGAACCATTCCTCACCACTGATGAGCTGGCAGCACGTTGGGGCATGAAACCAGCAGCCATCAAAAACCAACGTGCACGCGGCATTGGCCCTGCCTACGTCACTGCACCACGCATTGGTCTGCCAGCAGGTACACCACGCGTTCGCTATCCCCTTGCACAAGTCTTGGCTTTTGAAGAAGCCAATGGCATCACCCCACTGAACTGACATGAGCCTCTACGCAACCGGCATCGTTCGCATCATCACTGACCCGCAACTGCGCGCCTTTGAGTCTGGCACCATGGTTGCCAACTTCGCTGGTGGTATCCAGGAAGGCAAAGACAAAGACGGCAACTGGATCAATAACGCTATTGACTGCGAGATCTGGGGTAAATCAGCTGAGCTGATCGTTGATAAGCTCAAAAAAGGTGACAGCATCCTTGTAACTGGCGCCGTGCGCCGTCAAGAATGGAATGACAAAGAAACCGGTGCTAAGCGCAGCAAACATGTGCTCAGCATCCAACGCTTTGAATTCATGCCACGCGGCGCAGCAACCACCAGCGAGGAACCTGTGTTCTGATGAATCAAACCACACTTGACATTGCATTCAAGGAGTGGTGGGAGACGTCCTACGGGCGCCCTCCCGGCACCCATGCAGTGATGACGCACGTGGCATTTGCCGCGCATATTCTTGAACTTTTGGAGCTAATGCAAGATGATCAATCCGAAAACTGAGCAGCGCCGTGACGACTACCTGCAGTGGCTGTATCAGCAAAGCGGCCGCACCTGCAGCACCTATACCGGCCTATATCAACAGCGCATTGCTGAGCTGATCAAGCGCGATATGGCGGAGGCTTTAGGCGATGAGTGATCTTGTCAACCATCCTCCGCACTACAAGCACAGCGATATTGAGTGCATCCAAGCCATTAAGGCAGCACTTGGTGATGACGGCTTTCGTGCTTACTGCAAAGGCAACGTCATCAAATATCTATGGCGCGCTGAGCACAAGGGCAATGCCGACCAGGATTACGGCAAAGCCGACTGGTACATGCGCAGGCTGCTGTTGCATGTAGATGAGTGATCCGTTTAAGCGCGGCGAGGAAAACTACGCCGCGTTTCTTACAGAAGATCACGTGCGCGAGCTGCGCCAGTTGCGTGTTGCCGGCAGCAGCTACAGCCAACTGGCAGAACGCTACGGCATCGACAAAAAACACGCATGGCGCATCTGCCAGCGCATTGCATGGAGCTGGTTGGATTAGTTCTACACACTTCTCTTTCTCATGACTGACAACAACCACCCGATCACTCCGCCGCCTGAGCTGTTTGCTGAGTGGTTTACTAACTCGCTGAAGACTCTGGACAAGACAGTCTCCACAGACGACCGTGGCACAACTGGCTTGATTGCCGGGGAAGTTGCCATCCAAGCCGCCCGCTGGGGCGCTGACATGGAGCTGGAGGCGTGCTGTTCGTGGGCTGATGCAACTGGCTGGTGTGGCGCTGGTGACATGCTCCGCACCGACCGCCGCTCCGAGCCGCCGAGCTTGAAGGAGCAGGCGCTACAAGCGTTGGACCTTTTGAAAGTGGATGCCTCTACTCACGGTCTTGGCTTTGACTCATCTGCCATCCGCCGCGCTCTTGAATCCCTGCCCGATTAGACATGCCAAATCCAGCACCTTTACCCCCACTTGACTTTCTTGCCAGACACCTGGAGGTAGTGCCTGTCAGCACTCTTGGAGAGGAAAGCGGTCTTGTTTGGCGTAAGCCCACAGCGGCAATGCACAAAGCTGGCGACCGCGCTGGGACGCTTGTTCGGCATAGCACTTATGCCGGAAGACAGGACTGGAGGATTCGCCTCAACTACACCGGCTATTTAGCTTCTCGCGTCATTTACTACCTGCATCATCGTGTTGACCCCGGCGCTATGACGGTTGACCACATCGACCGCAACACGCTAAACAACAATGTCGCTAACCTCGCTCTGGCGACATGGCGAGAACAAGGTTTCAATCAGAAGCGAAGGCGCGACAACACCTCAGGTGCTCGCGGAGTTAGCTGGTCGAAGAACGGTTGTTGCTGGACGGCTCAAATAGGAGTAGATAACACAATCGTGAGGCTTGGATCTTTTGCGTGCAAGCTTGACGCCGCAGCAGCATACAACGACGCCCTTGTCCAACACCTTGACTCCGGCCGCCAAGGAATTGCCAATGATTTAAGCGTCATTCAGTGCGACTGCCCCAAGTGCAGTTAGCGAAACCTCGTATCCAACATCACTACCCTCCCCATGGAAAACAACAAGAAGGTCTTTCTGGTCACGCTTCAGTATCGCGGTTACGTCGTAGCCGATGATGATTACGACGCCGAAGACATTGGTTTATCTATCGTCGAGGACGAACGGCCAACAGTTGAGGTCGAGGAGATGCGATCAAATGTTTTGCGTTGGCCCAGTCACGCTTGCGTTTACCACGCGGAGCAAATGAATCGGGACATCACAGTTTCGGAATGTTTTCCTGCCTAGCAGTCCATCCCTCTTCGATTGTCGTGAATTCATTTTTATCTGACCTGCTTTCTTTCCTCAGGGAAATAGCAATCTTTTCTGCTGGAGTCCTTGCTCTAGCAGCGCTGATGGTTCTGATTGCCCGATTAGCCCAGTAGTCCGATCAACTAATGACCCAACAACTTTCATCTGCTGCTCAGTCAGTCTTAACCGCCGTGACGCAACGTAAGTATTCTCTCGATCCCGAAGACGTGCCTCAGCTAACGGCCAGCATTGCATCCGGTGTGGCTACTGCCCTCCGTGCCGCTGCGGAGGAATGCGCGGGCTTGCCTGATGGGAGCGACTGCACATGGCTGCTGGCTGAGATTGCTAACGAGCTTGACCCCTAGTAGTCCGATCAACCACTCACTCAACCAATGACCATCCTCTGCGACTACGAAATCAAAGCGCTATGCACCGACGGCATGGTGCCAAACTACGACGAGGCATTGATCAATCCCGCCAGCCTTGATCTACGGCTAGGTGACACGATCATGATTGAGTCCGCAGAATACCTCAATATGCGCCCGCTCAGCATTGCGGGACGCACTGCAGACAATCCCTACGAACTCAAGCCTGGGCAATTCATCCTTGCTCAGACCATCGAGGTGTTCAACATGCCAGAAAACATTGCTGGCTTGTTCTTCCTCAAATCCAGCCGTGCACGGGAAGGGTACGAAAACCTGCACGCTGGCTATGCCGACCCCGGCTGGCATGGCAGCGTACTGACCCTAGAGCTGAAAAACAGCCGCCAGCTTCTACCTCTGCCGCTGTGGCCTGGTTTGAAGATTGGTCAGATGGTGTTCTTCCGCATGAGCCAGCAGCCAGTGACCAGCTACAGCGTTACTGGCCATTACAACTCAGATCTCACGACGACGCCCTCTAAGCAGTTCCTCGGCGGCATCTAGGTGCCACTGCTCTAGGCCAGTCCGCAACGCTGCCGACGCCTCCTGCGCAAGCCAGTGGATTTGAGACCGCTGGCTTGCCTCTTGCTCGGCTATCAAAAGTGCATATTCCAGCAGTCCGCCCCAATCTGCTGCAGCATGTAACGCACGTAGCTGCGCAGCATTGGCAGCACCGTGGAATTGTGCCTCCATTGTATGCACTAACGGATTTTCCATGTCTGACGCTATTGGCGACTACCTGAACAGTATCGCGCGGTATCCACTTTTAACACCGCAACAAGAGATACAACTTGGCCGCCGCGTTGCAAAGTGGAGAGAATTAAAGAATCTCGAAAGACCCTTAACAACACAAGAACGCCGTGAACTGCGTAGCGGCGAACGTGCGCGGCAAAAGTTCATGCAATCTAACCTTCAACTCGTGGTGCATGTTGCACGCAAGTACAGCAGGAGCAACACGCAAACGCTTGACATGCTGGATTTGATTCAAGAAGGCAACATCGGTCTTGCGCGTGCTGTTGAGCTGTTTGATTACACCCGCGGTTACAAGTTCAGCACCTATGCCTACTGGTGGATTCGTCAATCAATTGGACGCGCATTGATTCAATACGATCCAATCATCAGGCTGCCGCTTGGCGTGCATGAAATGCTGATCAAGCTAAACAAAACAGCACAGGCATTTGCGCAAGAGCACGGACGCACAGCGACCATAGCTGAGCTTGCAGCAGTGCTTGATGTGACTCCTAAGGTGATATCTGACACATTGCAACAGGCTTACCGGGTCACAAGCCTTGACAAGCCTGCGCAAGATGAATCATCCAACATCTTAGATATCATCGCCGATCAAAGGCAATACGATGTTGAATACGATTGGCAGCTTGAAACTGTACGTGATTATTGTGATGAGCATTTAGATGATCGCACACGTGAAATTATCTATGCACGCAACAGTCGCAATCCGGTGCCGTGGAATGATCTAGAAAAGCGCATGGGCTTATCACGTGCACGCATGTGCGAAATACAAAGGCGTGGCATCAGTCGCCTTCGTATGCTGATAGGTAACCCGCTGGCAGGCACCCCCCTTGGCGCCAACAATTCAGAAAGTCGGGAACACTTGGAGGGTATGCCTAGCGGGAATGTGTAAAGACCACCAGCAAGAATGGCAGGCTAAAGTGTTCTATCATCAGATGCTTGAATCCAGTGCAGCACAGCAAGCTCGCGATTTAGCAGATAAGAATCCTGCTGATTGAACCACTGCTGCCATTCTTCGCTGCCTTTATTTCGATTGCATGGCCTGCAGGCTGGCACAAGGTTAGTCGTCACAGTAGCGCCGCCTTTATGGCGCGGTTTGACATGATCTAACGTGTCGGCCAGATCTCCACAGTAAGCGCATTGATGCTGCCATGCTTCAAAGATCTGTTGCCTGAATTTATGTTTTGCACTGCGTTTTGGGATGAGGTTTGCGCCATCAATGCAGTGATCCACGCAGTGGAGTCGGCTACACCAGCTTAGTAATCCCAGCGCACGCGTGGCCTGCCGCGACGCATTCCTAAATGCACAAATCCTTTAGGTGCGCCGTAGCCAAGTGAATACGGCCAGTTAGTGTCGCACCACTCTTGCACATGGTTGATGTTGACTTCACGGATGTAGAAATCAACTGCACCAACGTCAGGAGCATCGTATAGATGCTCGCTACCACTGGAGCCGCCTACCGCTGCATTGATGGCACGCGGACGATATCCACTGGTGATGACTACAGGCTTGCCTCCAAACTTAACGCGTGCACGCTCAAGGAATGCTGCTAGCTCTGCTGCTGTGTCGAGCTGATATTGATGGTCAAAGCGCCGCGCCTCTTGAAACAACGCAAACTCACCAATCTGCACATGCGGCGTGATGCGAGCCGTAAATGCACTATTGGGCGATAGTTTGGCAGGATCCTGCTGCTGCTCACCAGTCCACAAACGGCCTTCTGCACGGCGGCGGCGCAGCAATCCTGCTTCTACAGCACTGCCTGGGTTGCGGTACAACTCCATCGCCGCTGGCACTGCACTCCAATCCTTGCCGGCAAGGCATTTGCTGATGGTTTCAAATCCAGCACTGCCGTAGAAGCCAGCGCCAAGGTTGTAGGCAAACGAGATCAACGCGCACTGCTTATTGCCCGTCATCTCATTCCAAAACGGCACGCTATTGCGCAGTTTTGCTGCGATGTGCTCAACCTCAATCGTCAGCAACTGATCAGCATCAATCACGGTGATCTTGTCACCGCGCTGCACCTTGCGGCCGTCTGAATAGCGCGTGGTGCCATAGCCGATGGTTGCCACCTCCCATCCATGCAATGGATCAGGGTAAGCGCTGAGATGCACGCCCTCAAACTCTTTAATGAGTTTTATGGCTGGCTCATAATTGTGCAACTTGCCGCCAGCCTGCCAAGTTTTATACCACGGTTGATCCTTGCTAAAGACCTGCGGCGCAACCTTTACTAGCTCAGCCTCTAATTCAGAGATGGCAGCCATCTGATGTGGCGTGCCGTGCTTGTAATACTTAAACAGATCGGTCAGTTTGATCATCGCTTAACCAATGGAGTAACAACACCAGCAACCACTTCGATAGCCCTATAAAGTTTGACCGCAAGTTTGGCGGTTTTTCTTAGCGCTTTGTTGTCTTTAGGGGTAGGGGTCAGGTTGACCACGATCAAAGCGACGCCATGAACGGCAACCGCCAAGGCAATGTAATCAGCAAGGCGATTCATGATCAGCGAGCCCGTGGCTGTGCCTCTAGCTTAGATACCCTTTGCTCAACCGTATTTAACCGTGTAAAAGTCTCCTTGCGGTCTTCTTTGATATCAGTGTGGAGCACTTCTAGCTGAGTAGCAATGTGCTCCACGGCGCTGGTCAATCGAATCACGGCATCCCGCGCTTCATCATTGCGGCGGCTAAAACCCATTGCGCCCATAGCGGCAACGGAGATCGACGCCCCGGCAACAGCAGCGATCAGCTCGATCATGCCAATAGCTTAGCCACTTGCTAAACTTGGCACCTAAACCCTTTTGAGGCGTTTAGGCGATCCGTAGTGGCAGGCTGCGGCGAGGCCGGCACCGCGTGAGGACCGGCCACCTGCCAACCTTTTATGGCATTAGATTACTTTTCGGCCTCAAGCTTGGAAGCGTAGGGATCAGTCGGCCACGTGGGATAGTCGGCGCCGGTGATATAGGCGGCCAGCTCCTCCGTGGTGGTGGTGGCCTCGATCGCGGCGACCTTGGCCTCGCAGTCGATGCGGATGGCCTGGCGCCAATCCTTCATCTCGACGGGTGTGGGCGTGCTGTTGTCGAGCTCACGCACCACATACCAGTCGGTGGGAGTGAGCAGCGTGCCGGCAGTGACGCGCGTCTGCTGCGTCCACTGCTCCACCAGCTGGGCGTGATCCTTGGGCAGGTCCGGTGCCCAGTAGAAGCGCTGATCGTAAGGAGCAGGATCAGGCTCCTCTGTGATGCCGATCGCGGCGCGCTCCTCAGGGCTGGCCAGCCGGAGCCAGTTGGCTGGGTAACTGATGCCATCGTGCTCAAAGGGCACATCAGGACTCAGCGGGCGGCCGTCGAGGATGAACATGGCGATCAGGTCCGTGTGGTCAGGTTAGCTGGGGTCATCGGGCGCGAGCGTATTGGAACGGGTTTTCTGCAAAGGCGGCGTAAATATAGGTACCGGGACTTTGATTTGCCGCAGTTCCAGTTGTTCTGATCTTGAAACCGTTTGATAACATATCTACAGCAAGTGTAGTTTCGTTTGCGTATTCAGCATCAGCTAAGTTTGCAACCAAAGCATCGTCGGTTACGTTGTATGTTGAGCGCATTGCATCCAAAATAATCCAACTATTTGCGCTATCTGTACGTTTATACAATAAATACTTGGGCCTAAACCCAGTATAAACAAACGGACCATCTGAAGTGCCGTTGCCGGTGTAGCTGCCGAACGCGCTGTAGCCGGCTACTGGGGCGAAGCAGTAGGCGACGTAAGTATTGCCTGAATTATTGACGCTGTAGCCGCTGCCCAGTAACGACATCACAGTAGAATTTGGCGCTGCTTGCATCACCGGAGAATTGCCTGATGTCGCGGCAGTGCTGTTCAGTGACAATGCGTTTCCTGTGCCAAAAGAGGTTGTCCAAACGCGCCAATCAAAAGCCGCGCTTCTGTCTTTGATGATTACGAAGCCAGGAGCCACGCCAAGCCCATGACCAACAGTTGCACCAGTAGTTGCATTTCCCGTATAAGTAACAATCGAGAACCCAGCACTGGCATTAGCCCTCACCTGACTAGTGATGGAGCCTTGTGTGTTGGTGACTGTCGATGAGCCGGCGTCCCAGCACCAAGAAACAATGGGGATTGCGCCATAATCATTTGAGTTAATCGTGTAACCAGTGCTAGTAGTGCTGGTAACCCAACTACCCAAACTTGACTCGGCATTTGTATTGTTTACTCTTAAGTAGGGAGAACTTGAGTTGATACCGCGAACTGCGTCAACAACAAAATGATCTGAGACGTTATTTCTAGCTTTTTCCCAAATAAGGTCAGGTGAGAAGTTCAAGCCCGAGACTGTCCCGCCAGAAGAACCAGTACCGGTTCTAAGGATTACATCCATCACCGTCGAAGGCTTGGCGACTACTGGGGCTGGCAGGTTGGTGTCGCACAGCGCCTTGAAGCCGCTTGGGGCGGTGTAAGCAAAGGAGCGTTGGCCGAAGTTGGCGATAATTCCCCAGGTCGCGTTATTGCCGATAGATATTGTCCAGAATTGGCTAACCGCTTTTAGGTTGTAGGTAGTAAAAGAATCATCGCTTTGTGCGTTAGCGATCTTTGAACCGTTTTTGTAAATAAACAGCTTGCCGGTTGAATCATCAAGATCCAACGCTACGCCAATTATGTCTCCTGTAGTAGCTGTCGTTAAACTTGACTCAATACCGCCGGCGTTGTCGTAGTTAAACGCATAACCATGTGTAGCGTACCCACTTCCATTCCCCGCCCCACTCCCCAAGTATCCAGAGCCAAAATTGCAGTTAAGAGGTACAGCACCAATAATTGCAGCAGTTCCCGAATCTATTGTGAACTCTGCGTACCACTTTCCTGAATTTACGGCAACCGTCGAAGGCAGGTAATGAGCCTGTGTTCCGCTTGCTGAGACAGCTTTTAGATTGCCATCTGTGACGGTTGGTTTCTGTTGAACCGAAGCGAGTAAATTAAACGTCGCATAGTTCCCCCTCACCTCCCCACCAGCGCCTGTATCGGTGCCGTAAGAAGTCGGGGTGTCTACGAGGGAATCGTTGCCTGCACCAGCGGTGACGCTGAGGTTATTCGGCGTCCAGTTGTTCGAGCCCGCTCGATCCTTGCCGAGCGTAGTGGCAGTAGCTGCTGAGTTATCGCTGAAATCAAGCCTGAACCCGTTGGTGCCGTAGGTGCCGGTGTAAGCCTTAGGCACCCACTGGCCGGTGGTGGCGTTGGTTTCGGCGAAGCTCGATGGGGTTAGGGCTTGGCCGTCGATGTTGTGAAAATCTGCAATATACCCATCAAAGAAATTCCTTGGACCAGAATCTGCCCTGGCTCCAATGTAATGAACAACATTATTATTCCAAGCTAGGTCTGCGTTTTGCGAGATTGTTACCGTAGTCGTAGATTGCAGTACGTTATTGACGTAAGTTTTTACTCTGTTTGATGCGGTGGCTTGGGTGGTGTCAACTGAAACTACGATGTGATACCACGCAGAAGAATCCCTCAACGAGGCGTTAGTTGATCCACCTGCTGAAGTCCAGGTTCCTGTAGAAAGTTCGTCGTAGGTGGAAGTCCCGATATCAAAAGTTACTGCAAACCAAGTGCTTTCAGATGTTCCTGTGCCGGCAGCCAAAAGATATTGAGACGTGCTCAAGCTGTTTCTGCATTTCTTGATCCAAAAACTAACCGTAAATGTGCGCCTGTTGCCCGCTGATGCAGGTGTGCGACTCAGATAGGCCGAGTCTGCTGAGTTGAACCGCAGCGACCGGCTGATCTGATACCCCGCAGCGCCAGCATCAGCGCCCAGCAGCAGGCTGTTGTTCAGGATGCTCATTTAACGTCCGAGATCAGGCGGGAGGTGATGCGGGTGGCGCTCTCGACGTAGTAGGCGATCACGTCCACAGCGCTGGCCGTTGTCGTGAGTGTAGGTGCGGTGCCACCGGGGAATTTCCAGTTGCTGCCGTAGGCCAGCGTGCGGCTGCCGGTGCCGTCCTGCGTGATCACAATTGTGCCGGCCTGGCCAGCGGTGAGGTTGCTGGGGTTGGCCAGGGTGCGGTTGCCGCCGAGCGTGACTGAGAAGTTGTTGCCCGCCGCGAAGTCCGGCGTGATCGTTGCGCCATCGGTGAGCGCCACTACGCTGCCGCGTTGTGCTGCGGTGAAACTCTGCGCTGTTGCCAGTGTCGCGTAGCCCGTGATCGCCTGCCCGGCCGCGAACGTGATGGCACCGGTCATCGTGCCGCCGGACTTCGGCAGCGCTGCGTTTGCCAGGTCGTAGGCCGACTTAACCGCGTTCGGTGTCGCCGCGGTGCTGGTGCTGGTCGAGCTGAACGAGTCCGTCAGCTGAACTACGCCCACCACGCTGGTGGTGCCAGCCGCAATTTTGCTACCGCTAATTGCAGCACTCGCGTTAATGTCAGCGTCAACAATGACGCCGCTAGAAATAGCCGTTACACCGGTATTGCTAATGGTTACGTCGCCTGTAACTGCTGTGCTTGTGGCAACGTTTGCACCGCTTCCTAGAACAATGTTGCCGCTAGTAAGTGGCGCCAGCTTGCTGTAATCAATCGCGGCACCGGAGGCAATATCCGCATTAACAATCGTGCCATCAGCAATCATCGTGCTAGTGACCGTGCCAGTGTCGCCGGTTGTGACAACCGTTCCAGTGACGTTCGGCAGCGTGATCGTGCGATCAGCCGTTGGGTCAGTGACGGCTAAGGTCGTCTCAAAATCGTCTGCTGTGGAGCCCTCAAACACGAGGCTTCCAGTAGTGCCGATCAATACTTGGCCGGTAACGGTACCACCAGCTTTTGCTAGCTTGTCATCATCAAGCTCTTGCAGGGCGGATTGAACGTTAGTTGCGATAATCCCGCCGTATGGCGTAAAACTAATGTTGGTTGCTGTTTGACCTGCAATAGCGTTAGATACGTCGATCAGATCCCACGACGTACCGTTCGACAGGATCATGTCTGGCGGTGCCAGCGGTTCTGCCGGCGCATTACCAGAACCAGTGCCCGAATCCGAAACAACCAGGTAATACCTGCTATTTGATGAAGATGCAGCAGGCAGTGCCACGCCAACAGTTAGGCCAACTGCACCACCAGCGGAGGTAATAGACGCGACCTGATTAACGCTTGCATTGTAGGTGCCTGCGTAGATCAGCTCGCCAGAAATAATGGTAACTGGCAGCCACGCAGAGCCAGACCAGATATAAAGATCTTGGTTGAGTTCGTCGTAAAAGTATTGCCCTTTGAACTGAGCGTTCGGGAAGGTAACGACGCCGGCTGTACTGCCGGCACCACCAAACAGAACTGTCGATTCGTTGGCAATTTTTGCGCCGGTAATAGCACTATTGGCGATCAGCGACGTGCCAAACGTACCGGTTGTGATTTTGCTTGCATCTAGCGCCGGGATATCCGTATCCGCCAACGATGCGGATGCAGTAATTAAACCGCTGCTGTTGTAGGTAACCTTTGTGGCTGTTGCACCGGCAACAGTGTTTGAAATACTGAGAACACCGCTGCCGTCAGCAGATAATCCAGTGCCGACAGAAACTGATCCACGGACGCCAGTGGCAGCAATCGGCAAATTTGATGCTGTAAGCAGCGGAATATCTGTCGCTGTTAAAGCTCGAAAACCGGGAACAGCATTAGCGCCAGATGTGGGACCCGCAAGAACTGTATTGGGTGCCTGAGCTAAAAATTCACTGCCGTCAAGATCGTTCGCCAGTTTTGCGGCGGTAACAGTGCCGTCAGCGATCTTTGCTGCAGTTACCGCCGCAGAACCAAGGGCGGTGGTGTCGACTGCACCCGTAGCAAGTTTTGCCGAGGTTACGCCGTCATCTGCGATCTTGGCTGTAGTAACAGCACCATCAGCCAGCTTGGAGCTAGTGATCGAGCCATCGGCAATTTGAGTGTCACCAAGGACCCCAGGTGCAATCTTCGCGGCTGTGATCGAGCCATCGGCAACCTTTGCTGTTGTGACGGCGTTGTTTTGGATCGCAGCGGTATCAACTGCGTTATCAGCCAGCTCACTGCTTCCAATCGCGTTAGCTGCGATTTCTGTAGCGGTTACGGCGTCGGCGGCAATCTTCGCGGTGGTGACTGCGCCGTCGTTGATTTTTGCGGTCGTTATACCGCTATCTGTTAGCTGGGTAGTGCCAACAACTCCGGTGCCTATTTGAGTTGCGGTAACCGAGCCGTTTTGCAGCTTGGCGCCAGGGATGGTGTTGTTGGCAATGGAGCCGATGCCGGAGGTAACCGCATCCGCCAGCGTGATTTTCTTGGTTTCGGCAGTGCTTACGTCCGCAACGGGCAGCACATCGACAGTGGCCTGCGCATCTGCGGCAAGCAACGCGTTGAGTTGCGTAATTTTTTGGTCGGCCACTGCTTAAGAAACCACCGCTATCGCCCAAGTCTAATCTGGAGTCTCCAAAAGCACGCCAAAGCCCGATTCCTGCAGGATCCGATCATATGGCGACTGCTCTTGCAGCAGGTAGGACACCGGAGTGCTGAAGACCAACTGAATCGGACCTGTAGTAACAAACGTTATCCTGCTGTGAATTGGCTGATCAGCAATTAGCTCTGTCGCAACAGACGTAATAATACAATCGGCCGTATAAAACAGTTCGCGGCTAGCCTCGGACGCATCAATTAGCGTGCCAATAGGGACAGTCTGTGACCGCTTCATTAAAAACACGCCTGTAAATTTTGCACCTATTTGCTGCCGTAATGCTAATCGGTGCATGTAAATTGCCGACTCCTCTTGGCCTGAGTAAACAGGAGCACCGCCTCTCCATGTCGTATCAAAAAAGCAATCAAGTTCGCCGCTTCCTGATACCAGCGTGCTCATTTGTTGCTTGAAAGAATCCCCTAGGCTCGTGTAATCAGCAACATCTCGATCTGTATTCAGCACCCAGCTAACAGTTTGCGCTAAATAGTCGGCGCCACTTTGTACGATCTCGTAACTAACGCGGTAAGTTGAGGCTGGAGTGGCTAGTGCAATGGCATCGGCGTATGTGTTGTTTATAGCTGATCGCCAGTTATCAAAAAGCCGTATTCCACCAACGCTGTCAGCGTTGACGTACCACTGCCCATCATTCCGCCGCGTGTTATCAACCCATCCAGAAGGGTCTACAAAATCAAGCAAGCTGGAACTGACTTGACCTGACTCCTCTACGCGTCGAATCCAAATCTGATCTCCTGTAATCAGAGCTGAGCCGGCGTCTGCAAAGCCAAAGCGTTTGTTTCCAGGATCGACTTCGGAGGGATTGATGTATGTATAAATGCGCTCGGATTCGGGGCGCCCGATGCGAATGCCGCCAGCTTCACCAATCCAGATAGCCATCAGCCCAGGTTAGCGGTGGTGAGGGCGCCGCAGACAGTAAACGTAATGTTGGCTTGGATAATTTCGCCAGTAGTGGCGCTAATTTCCACAGTATTCAAAGCGCACTTAAATTTCACTGCACGATTAGTGCTGCCTCCAGAAAATCGCAGTTCCAAGATGTGCGTGGGTTCCGTGGGTGTCTGCGTGGTTCGTACCACGTCGGTCAGCAGTCCGCTGCCATCAATCAGATTAGATGCGTTTTCGTAGTAAAAAATAATGGCGCTTCCGTTAAATGACTGTACGCCGTACACGTAGTTACGGGCAAAGTCGCCGAGGCTGGTGGTCTCCAGTACGTCGGCGTTAGCCGAAAAGCTCCAGTTGCTGACGCGGGCAACCTTTACGTCGTCCACGTACAAGGCGCCATCAATACCGGTGTACTGCTTAGCCATGTACGGTGTGTGCTGCAGGCTTTGAAACCATCGTAGCCACAGCCTAAGCTTTGACCGCTAAAAAAGTAATTGAGGCATTTCCAATGCTTGGTGCAGTCCATTCGATGGTTGGCGGACCCGAATAGCGCCACTGGTAGCCGGATGGGGTTACGCCGGCGTAGCTTGTCATTCCGGCAAATATGTCTGCCGGTAAATCGAAAACCTCATAGGTGCCTTTGGCGGTGGCGTAGTGATTAGTGATCTGTAGAAACACGGCTTCAATCAGATTCTGGAAGCCGAGCGACAGCGTTGCACCAACAGGGTTTGGGCCAAGCAGCACACGCGCTTCATACCCGGATAACGCAGTAAAAGATTGAACCGGCTGTGAACCGGGAGTCCAGGTCCGCGAGGATGGTTTGATGCTGGGGAAGGCTGCGACTGCCATGATTAGATACCGGTGAGCATGTCTAAAGCCACCTGGCTAACACCAGTAGCTGTGGTTGGGAAGTGGGTTGCTTCCACCCTAAAAACACCATCTGCGCCTTCCGCCACTGTATCGACTTGGTAAAAGATCGTTTTGTTTTCGCCGCCAGCAACACTGGAGCCGTAATCCCAAGTGACGTTGATGATGTCCGTAGGCGCTAAGTTGCCAATTAGCGCGGTTGTTTGAAATGACACAGTGTGAGTGATGAGCTTGCGGCTAGCAAGGATGTAGCGACCAATCAGCGTTGCGTGGTTTTCTGTGGTGCAGAATTCTTCCATGTCGTATTGCTCAAATGGTCCATCTATTGCAGTGCCTGCGTAGCGAACTTCGTTAGTTTTAGGTGTGCCGTAGACCGATTCTGTTTGTGAGCGCCACGTCATCAGCGCACAGAAAGGCTTGCGCTGGTTGATGTCGATGTACTCTTTCAGGTACGTGCCTGCAACGATATTTGCGTCACTAAAGGTGTACGCAGGGGTGATTGCCGCTGTGCTGACGTTAAAAGAACCATCCAAGGGCAGCACAGGCCGCAACCCAAATTTGCCATTGATTTGTACAAAACGAAGCAGGAATAGCGGTGCAACGCGCGTTAAGTAATCGCGCAGGTTTACGCTATTTGCAAGCACACCGTTGAAAAATAGCTGATACCTTGCGTTGAACCCTTCAGCCCCTTGAAATGACGGTAGATCAATAAGCCGTATAGATACCTTGTTTGCATTTTTGAGTAGGTAGTACGCAAGGTCTGGGAAGCTGCAACTGCTGCCGCTGCCACCTAGAACGCGATCAACCTGTACGCCGTTGCGCACGAAGCAACGCACTTGCTGCTTATAGATACCTGTCTCCGCGTCCACGGCATAGCGTCCCTTGACGGCAAGAATACTCATGCCAAAAAACGATCCACCCGAGCCTGCGAACAGCGGTAGGTTGGTTACGGCACCAGGAATCTGGGGTGTTGTGACCGTTGTTGTTACTCGATATGTATAGGAGAGCGCAGAAAAGACCAAGTACGCGGGATTTGGCCAGTATCCGCTAAAAGATGTGTCAATCGTTAGCGTGAAATTAACAGGCGATGGAAAGGAAAAAGATCCGCTGAAATCAGTGCTTTCAGTTAAACCGCTCCCATCAATTAAGGAGCCATTGCTGCGGGCTGCCCAGCGGTGAAAATAATTAACAGCAGCTGATGGACTTGTCGTAATTTTTGAGTCGCTAAAGCTAAATGCTGTGCATCCTGCAACAGTAATCGTATAGGAATTACCAGAAAAACTAAACGAAACGTTTGTGTTTGCGTAGTTATACGTTTGGGTGTTGGTTGTGGATGTAGCTGGTGTATCTGGCCCAATTGATGTCAGCGTGTAGTTATAACCGCTTGCTGGCAGGCTGCCGTAAGCATTGGTAATGCCGTACCCAGAAAGCGTATTAACTCTGATCGGTCCTTTCCAAACATCAGACTCGGCAATTGCAGGAATCTGTCCATCGCTGATGACAAGTCCAAATGCAAAGTAATCGCCTGTGTTGACATTTTCTTCAACGCCAAAGCGAACAGCAGGCGGCGTTACCCATGCGCCACCAACGCCGCCGGTTTGCCTGCAGAACACCAGCGGTATAGAGTTGCCGGTTGCTGCAATGCGCTGCTGCGCTGTAGCGCCCTGCTCAACGGTGAGCAAAGCTGCCAGCTCATCCTTGCGCAGGTTGGTGGTGATCGGAGCTGATGCGCTTTGCGGCGCGATG